TTCTAATTTCTTCTCTCGGTGTTCCTTGCGTTTGAGAAGGATAGTTTCCCTATTCTTTTGATAATTCCGCTTCGCTCTCTCACGCTGGTTCAGTAGAGATTGATACACTCGGTTCAATTCGTCCTGCGATAATTCCATTTTGTATTACTACGGAGAATATATTTAAATAGCAATTCGTTTTCTTCCAAAATATTGTCTTATACTAATACAAATGAATGCTATGCCGACTGATGTTATTGCGATGTCGCAGTCCGTTTCATCTATGATTACGGAGTATAGCAAAACTACGGACGCAAACTTGAAAGCGTCGTATAAGGCAATTATTACTGCGAAACTGACTGACTTACAGAACGCATTTAATAGTTATTTTGCGTCTCTACAAGCGAAGTCGCAGTAATTTTCTAACCCAGTAATAATGGATAATCCCAACACTTACATTAGTTCAGGTGTAACTGGTGGTATTATCTCAATCGTATATGTAGTATATAAAGTATTCAAACACTCTGCTTGTAGAAGTAAATGTTGCGGTCAAACGACCGAATTACAAATTGATTTAGAAAAAGGATTGCTTCAACGAAAGAAACCTACAATAACACCTTCAAGTTCAAACGATAGTTCCCCGACTAACGATACCCGCTCGTCTGCGGGTGTTTTCGTCTAACATTGCCTTTTCAATTACTCGGTTCTTCTTCAAAGACAGAACAGCAGGGGAAACCCAACCAGTCGGTTTACGAATAGTAATTGGACTGGTCTTATACTGCTCTGGATAATAACTACCACCCGAATATTCAATATCCTTTACATCGCTTTTAGAAATATAAGGTTCAACTTCGGGAACTGAAACAGGAAACGGAGGAGCAGGAAGCGAAATAGGAAGAATTGGTTTCTCTTCGTTTACCTCTTCTTCTTCCTCTCCACCGCGTCCTCTACGAGCAGGATATCCTGCTTCGCGAGAATACAACGCCCTCATCTGTGCCTTCGCTCGTTCAAGAGGTAGTGGTTCAATACTCTTATGCGACCCGTCCTGTGCTACAACCCAGTAGAGTTCTCTACGGGGTGCTTTGCGAAGGATATACGGCATCTTTATACTATCACAAGATAAAATCCTAATACTATATAATGAGGGCAATAGGAAGTGGCGAGTATAAGAATAAATTACGAGACCTAATTTATTCTTACCCAAATGTAATACCTGAAATCAAAAAAGACCTTTTGATAGCAGGAGAAGAAACAATGGACCTTATTGGAAGTGGTAAATTACAAAGTGTATTGAAAGCATCATCAATATTCCTTTTAACAGGGGCAACTGCTCTTTCGTTAGCAACACTTCCTCCCCTTGTATTAGTTACAATTCCATTTGGATTAATTGGTATGAGAATGGGAAGAAGCGTTAAAAAAGATAAAGAAGCAGTCATAGAGGAAACCAAAGAACTTCTTGAACGATTGAATAGAGTATCACCCGAAGAACAAACACAAATAATTTATGTTGAATTAGAAGAGAAGAAACAATTTATTAAAAATCATAGTGCTGTAAGAGATATACTGCCTCCTCTTGCTCCTGCTCCTGCTCCTGCTCCTGCTCCTGCTCCTGAACGAGAACGAGTTGCGTTTCCACCACTTCGCCCAAGAGCAAATGGAGGAAGCGATTTGAACTACGATAAACTCAAATCCTATTCTATTAGTGATAAGGATTTTGAAGACGCAGTTGGGGTAAAACCTTTTCTATACTATCCAGACCTTCAACATCTAACAGACGCAGACCAGTTGTTTGATAGTCAAGGGCGTTGTGCTATTTTATTCCTTACGACCAGTTTAGAACACGGGCATTGGACTTGTCTAATGAAGCGAGGAAATACAATTGAGTATTGGGATAGTTATGGAGGATATGCTCCTGATGGAGAACGAAAGTGGTTATCGCACAAGGAATTGGTTAATCTACACGAAGACCAACCGCTTCTTTCTCAACTTCTACGAGAAAGTCCGTATAGAATTAGTTATAATCCTTATCCGTATCAATCGCATTCTCCAAATACAAATACTTGTGGTAAGCATTGTATTACTCGTTTGTATTACAAAGGACTGAATGAACCGCAATATCGTAATCTTATCAAGAAGAGTGGTAAGACACCCGACCAGTTCGTAATTGATGTTGTGTATAAATTGATAGGTAAATAATATCTCACCTTAATTCAAAGATGGCGACCCGAACCCGTATCGTATCAACGGAGGAAGTCAGTAATGAACTGATTTACTATAACCTTGATGTAATCAACTCCTCTCTGGTTGATAATGGTAGTTTTGGAGACCCCGTTGTAAAGTTTGAGGAAACGCGTAGCACTCCCATTCTTACAGACGCTTCCAAATACAACTTTTCAATCATTCGGTTTGATATTAACGGAGCAAACAAGGATTTGCCCCTCTTCATTCCCGTTATCAATAAGAACCAAATTGCGAGTTCAGGACAGGCAGTTTCCGTTGTTGCGGGAGTAAATGATGTATTTTACTATACATATCCCGTATCGGCAAATGTTAATACGCTACCTTCTTCGCAGTATGTAGGGAAACTTACAATTCCGTCGGGAACATACACGCAGAGCGGAACATCGGGTCAGGCGGGTAGTTTCTTGAACGCACTACAAACTACACTGACGAACTTTGTATCAAGTATCGGCACTGGAACTATTCCTTCGTCTGCGTTTGCTCCAACGGGGTTTGCGGTCTCGTATCAACCAAACACCTACAATGTTAATGTTATCGCAAGTGGAACTCCAAATGCGTTCTCAAATTACTATTCCACATACTACAATGCTCTGCTGTTTTACGACCCTACCTTTGCGGGTGGATACCCAACACTCGGTAGTGCGAGTTTGTGGGGAAGTTGGATAACTACGGGTGGATTTAATAATCCTTCTCTTCCAAGTCAAAACTTCGTTACCTTTTACGGAACAGGAACAAGCGTCCAGAGAACTGCTCCTCAACCTGTTGAAGCAACACCTTTCAATATTTACAATACGACTTACGATACAATCTACTCTGTAACAATCGCAGGGCAGTTTGCGACTGGAAGTGGAACGCTTACAGCATTTACTCCCGTTACAAAGTTCGTTAAGTGGTATCCTGAAAGCACTGATGTTCTACAACCTCCGCTGGATAGCAACGGATTTATTAATCAGGATATCAAGAATAAGTATTGGTGGTGCTATACTTATAAGCATTGGGTTGATTGCGTTAATAGATGCTTTACTGACCTGTTTAGCACTCTCGCAACGCAGTTGAATAGCGGAACGCTCTATACACTTCCGCCCGTAATGACCTTTGACCCAAATAGCAAACGCTTTACGATTTCGTTTGATAGCAACGGATTTGGTAATAATTTAAGCACTTACCTAAACAATCTTGTGCCGTCGTCTCTGCCGTATGCTTCCACCAAAGACATATTAACTCCTATCAATCAAGACCAGCGACTAAATGTAAGCGTAAATCTTGCGTCGGGTTCTACGAATGAGGCGTTCTCGCTCTTTTTCAACTCCAATATGTTTGGTCTCTTCTCTAACTTCAACAATCTCTACTACGGACTGGACGACCCCAGCACGAATGGTATGGATAACCTAATTATCGTAACGAACGAGGCGACGGCATCGTTCAATCCTTACATAGTTGCTACGGGAGGAACAACGCCAATTTCAAAGTCCGTCCAAGATGCTTCTTACCCTCGTATTCTGTATCCAATGTCGCAGAACTACCCGTCTGTATCAACGCTTTGGTCTCCTATTTCCTCTATTGTATTCTGCTCTACTCTGCTTCCAACTCTACCCGAGAATACGGGTGTTCCGCTGGTGCTGAACGCGGGGGATAACACGACGCAGAATACCTCGCTCAACGCTTTCCAACCTATTATTACAGATATCTCGCTACCGCTTGACTACCCCGACGATTACCGCCAGTTCATCTCATACGCCCCGAGTGCCGAGTATCGCCTCACCTCGCTGGGAACAAGTCAGTTGGATATTCGCGAAATTAATATTCAGGTCTATTGGAAGTCCCGCTTAACAAACGAACTAATCCCACTCACTCTATTCAATCAGTCCAATGTATCAATTAAAATCCTGTTCCGTCGTCGCAACGCAGGACGCTGAGGTTCGTTCGTCCCAAAAACTTTCTCTCTTACTTAATATAAAATGGCGAGTGCTGATATTGAGAAGGTCGCTGTCTTTGATAGTCGTATCGTTCAGTCCCGCCCCAAGTTCGCAGTGGATAAGGGTGCTTTATCGGTTACGAATGCTCCGTTTCAGGCACTCTCGCAGACATCGTCCCAGCACACTTATTCAGTTCAAGTGCCGAGCGAGACGACCTTTGTTGACCGAGCGGTGAATTGGTCTTCGCAGGTCGGTATTGCGATTACGATTACGGGAACTTTCGTCGCGGGTTCTACCTATACTATCGGTCAGCAGAGTTCAACGGCGACCCCCGATAGTTTCTGGGGTTGGTGTGCGTTTCCTCTTCAATCGCTTACCTCAACTATTCAGGCGACGATTAACGACACGAATGTTGTGCTGAATAGCAGTGATGTTCTCAAAGAGGTTCTGCGTCTGGTGGATATTCGTGCGAATACGCTTCAACGCACGACCCCGACGAAACTGGATACCTACGCGTCTGCCCTTGATGATGCCCGTTTCGTCAATTCTACCTACGGAAGTTACCTGAACTCTGGCGTTATTCAGGAGGAAGCACCGAACTCGTGGGCGTGGACGAGCGGTGATGCCCGTTATGGCGGTAGTTCGTTTATCCCGTATGTTACGCAGAGCAGTGGAAGTGCGGTTGCGACGGGTTCGGCGTATGTTGTTTCTACGGGTTCAACAGCACCTTGGATTGCTACGGGTGGTGGAACGACCAGCACACTTACTTTCAATGTTGATGGTTCGCTGACGCTTGTTGTTGCTACCGCGAATATTACGCAGTTTACGATTTATGTTGCTCCTTACTTTACGGAGAAACTGGTTCTTTCGCCGTTCGTGTTTAGCGATATTCACGAGCGTGATACGGGACTTTTCGGTATCCAGAATATTCAGTTCGTTATGAATATGCGAAATCCAGCAGATTGCCGACTGGTTCGTCAGCGACAGAACACTGCCTATTCGTCGGGTGGTAATGTTTCATACTCGGTAAGTTCTGCTTACAATACTGCGGGTTCTACCTTCCAGAACTCGCGTCTTGATGTGGTGTTCCTTACGCCGTCTCTGTCTCTGCCTCTTCCACCGAAGTCGGTTGTGCCGTATATGGAGTATCCCCGCTACATTACTTCAAATGCGGGAACAATCGGTTCAGGTGCTACGAACCAGTCGTTCTCTACGCAGACGATTACGCTACCGCAAATCCCTGACCTGCTCGTTATTTATGCGAAACCCCAGTCGTATAGCGATGCTACGCAGGGCGATTGGTATTTCCCTATTCAGTCGGTCTCGCTCCAATGGGATAACTACGCTGGTCTAATGTCTACGATGTCGCAACAGCAGTTATACGAGATGTCGGTGGAGAATGGACTTTCGCAGGATTACCAGCAGTGGAGCGGTCGTCTTCCTGCGGGTCGCGGTGTTGCGGGTGCTACGACGAGCGGTTCGGCGGTGGTTCAGTCGGTTGGTGGTGCGTTGGTTATCCGTCCTGGTAAGGATTTTGCCTTACAGGAGGGGCAGGCACCTTCGCTGGTCGGCAACTACACGCTCCAACTCAATCTGGGTCTGGCGAACTTCTCGGGTGCTACGGGAACGCCTACGATTTATGTAATGACGATTAACTCAGGTTTCTTTGAGAGCGTGAAGGGAACTTCGCGTGTGGTCCGAGGAATTCTCAGTGAGGCGGACATCATCTCTGCTCCTATCTCGTCCCTTGCTACTCGTTCGCA